GGCTATCGCAAGATGAAAGACGAATCAGACAAAAAGCGCTCCGTAGTGGACAAATCTGAAAAGTCTTGCACCTGTGGCGAGAAGTAAGTGATGAAATGTCAAAGGACACACGGACGATGGGTCAGTTTCAGGCGTTTGTCTGGAGCGAGCTGCCTCCCCGGCGTTCTAGGCTGGGCAGGGAAATGGTCGCCGATATTGTGGCCTTGGCTGTACAGGAATGGCCTAGCGAGCTTCTGAGCCAATGCGATGCTCTTAGCGCCGAGGAAACTAAAGCGCTTGCCGATCTGGCCGAGAACATCAAGCGGCAGGCGCAGTTGCTTTACGGAGAGCGGAAATTCCGTTCGCTTTGGATCATCGCGCTGCAACTGCTCCTGCCGCTTATTCTCGAAGTCATTCTTGAATGGTGGAGAGATCGCAAAGTCAATCGCGGTAAGATAACCCTGTGGCGCAGGCACTGGAAAATAGACAGAGAGTAACGAATGCCATTCCCATTCCCCGGGGCCGTGACGGCAAACTCCGCATATAGAACGCTTGGCCTAGACAAAGCTGCCAAGGCAGTGTCCGATTACTTCGATCCGTCCATAGATCAAAAGGATATGGAGGAGTATCAAGCGGGCCAGCCCGGGAAGGACATGCAGGCTTACCGGATGAACGTAGATCGCGAGCTGGCAACAGCGCAGGTCTACGAGCCGGAGGTAAAAAGCACGCTTCCCGCCAAGGATTGGATTGCATTTGCAGCGAGCTATGAGCCAGAAGTCGAAAGAGCAGCATATGCCTCGATTAAGGGCGAAAAATACGATGGAGACGAGACTTATGCGCAACAAGGCAGGGCAATCCACCAGTCGCTAGTGGATACGCTGCGAAGCATGAGTCCCGGCGGCGAATATGCGGACAATTCCGGAATATCTCCCGAAGAGTTGCAGCAATACCGCGAACAGTACGGAAGCGCTATGGCAGGCTCCGTATATCCCGAAAGATTGCAGCCGAACTTCGACGCACTACGCAGGGCCGAGCTGTTTTCTGCGATGCTGCCCAGCAGTCCCGCCAATCAGCCCTTTAATGCAGGGCTCGCTGCGCTAGGAACCGCCCTATACCCGCTAGATCAGTTCATAGGTACTGCATCTCAGGGGCGAGCAGACACCAATATGCTGCGTGCGGCCAGATATTCAGGCCCAGAGGGCAGGGCAAAGGAGCATAACTACTGGTATGAGCGGTCTGCTCCGGATTTAAGCCAGCAGAACAGGTTTTTCCGCGACCCAAAGACAGGAGATTCGCGGTATCAGACGTTTAGCACCACAACCAAAGAGGGACTTTGGGGCGCACTGGGCGAGGATAACTCCAGAACCTACCCGTTCATAGCCAACAAGACCCTGCCGTACAGCCAATACCCCACAATTCAGTCGAATGAGCGTGATTTCATAAGCGATGTGCGCACAACGCGCAACAGGCCGGTGCCAATTACGCCAGAAGGCAGGCCTCCGGACGAACTGGAGGAGGCAAAGGAGTTCGTCAGGGACTACGACTACGCTTCAGATGACTATATTCCAGCAATTTTAGGCAAATACGGCGGGTTTTACCCCTCTGGATTGTCCAAAAATGCACTCAATTTGGGCCGAAATATAGCCGAACCAATGACCGCAGTCGACGCTGCGCAGGTCATTGCGGGCGGTGGATTCAGCGCTTTAGCGGCCCAGTTCTTGGAAGAACTAGCAGAAGACAGCTATTTCGGCACAACGATGGAGGGCACGTTCCAAGACCCGGAGGCAATGGAGTCATTGGGCCAAACGATTTGGAAATACATAGGCAAGGGAAGAACCGTAAACGACTGGATGGGCGAAGACGCGCCGCCTCCAGTGATGGGAGTGGACAATGGCTTCGGCAAAGCGTTCGATGAGCGGTCGAAGTATTGGGACAATAGGCTCAAGAAGGCGGCAGCAAGGCTGGACTATAAGCCGCAGCGGCCACCTACGGAGCTAAACCAATATCCGCTCCCAGACCAATCTGTGTATTACCAATAAAAATTCTGCTGACATAGCTGCCACTCCACGCGCGACACTTTATGCGTCCCGAGGAGAAACAAAATGTCAGAAGAAGAACAGATTGAAGAAGTCGAGTCCACAGTTGACGAGGCCCCCGCCGAAGAAGTTACCTCGGAGGGCGAGCAAACAGCTGATGTCGCGGACGAAGCGCCAGCAGATGTCTGGAGCCATTTCAGACAGATGGAGGGGTTCAGCGGTCAGGACGATACGGCGATTGCGCAGCGACTCTACCAAGCTCTACAGCAGGAGCAGAGCGCGCAGCACGCCCTGCAACAGTATCAGTCCATCATGCCGGTGGCCCAAGAGTACCTAAACAATCGCGAGGCATTTGAGGCATGGAAGGCTCAGTCCGGTGCGCCGCAGCAGCAAGCGCAGGCCCAAGCTCCCGCCCCGCAGCAAGAAGAGCAGAGCTGGTGGAACCCGCCGAAAATCTCGGAGTCCGATAAAAGATTTTTGTCGCGGGACGAGAACGGGCGAGAGGTTATCAGCGAGTCCGCGCCGCTAGATGTTGCAGCACGTTTGCGTGATTACCAGCAGTATCGAGCAGATTTTGCTGAAAGACTTATCAGCAATCCGCAGGAAACTCTCGGCCCAATGGTCGAAAAAGTTGCGATGGAGCGCGCGCAAAGCATCGTAGATTCGCGGATAAACGAGGCAAAAGACCAGCAATATGTGCAGTATTTAGAGGAACAAAACAAAGATTGGCTTTACGACGAAAACGGAATTGCATCTGCGGAGGGTCTTGCAGTCCAGAAATATATACAGGATGCGAAATCGCTCGGTATTGCAGGAGTGCAAGCCCGGTGGGACTTTGCGACGAAAATGGTCGAGCGGGATTTACTGCTCGCCAAAATGAATCGCGACCAACAAGCCCCACCAGAAGCACTCCCGCAGCAAGCGGCGGTTCCACAGCCTGCCACGCAACGGCCAACGCAAGCAGAGCAGAACATGGACTACCTGAGAAATCAGGCCATGAGAAGCTCAAGTCAGCGAGCAGCCAGCAGTGGGACTAACGCCCGAGCGCCCGCCGCCCCAATGACTTTCCAAGAAAGACTACTGGCGCAGGCGCAAGAGCAAGGACTCTTGTGAAACGACTACCCTAGATGACAGAGGAATAGCAGATGGCTTCACCTACAGACTGGAGTAGAGTCATCGGGACGACAATCGTCAATCATCTTCGCGAAGAAGAGCTGACGACGTTCCGTAAGTTCAAGATTTTCGCAATGCTGGAGAGCAGCGGAAATGTCATTATGAATCAAAGTGGTCGCGGCTTCGATTGGAATGTCCGCTATCGCAACGCCCCTGTTACCGGCAATACGGGGGATACACCCCGCACATTTAGCCGGGTCAATATGTGGAAGCGAGCGGAACTCCCGTGGCGTGGCTTTACAACGACCGATGCGATTTATCGTCGTGAAATGCTGGAGAACCGGGGCCAGCAGGCTCTCGTTGACGTAGCGTCAAAGATGGCCGAGCGACTCAAGGAAAGCCTTGAGCAGCACTTGAGCTATCAGCCATATCGTGACGGCAACCTCCCGCAGAACGAGAATGACTTCCACGGTCTGGAAAGTTTCCTTGGTTACAACGGCACGGTTGACGAAACGTCATCCGACGTTGCTGCGCCTCGAACTTCCCTTAACACTGCCGACCGCTTTGGCTTCCCGTCAGATAACTACGCTGGTCTTTCGACCGAGCTTGGTTACTACGGCGGTGGCCGGATTGGTGCTGGCACGACTGGCACTTGGCCCGATGTTCCTGTTGATCCTGAACTGGACTATTACAGCCCCGTTATCATCAACTATAACGCCACCTCCTTTAACGAAGGCGGCACCAAGGGCAACTGGACGCTGAACTGCGTGCAGGCTATTCGGGAAGGTATCCATCAGTGCAAGCGAAACGACACGAAGGAAGCGCAGATCGACCTCGTGTGCATTGACCGCAGCTTGTACATTAAGTTCTTGAATCAGTACAACGATCAAGAGCGAATTGTTGTCAGCAAGGAAAACGGCCTGAAGGCAATGGGCTTCTCAGATGTCGTTACTCTTGATGGCGTAGAAGTGACAAGTGAGTACGCTTGCCCGAATGGTCGAGGCTACGGTCTCTCGATTGGTAACGTCGAACTTCGTTGCCTTGAGAACCAGTTAATGGTCGCCGAAGGGCCGTTCTACTCGGAGGAAACGCAGAGCTACCGCTACGCTTGTAGCACGCTCGGTAACATGCGTTTTAAGTCGCCTCGTAACTTCTTTACCCTCGCCCCTGTCACCGCAGAAGTTAACTAAGGAGAACGCAAAGAATGAGTAGCATTTTCTCAGACCCATTTTTCCGTCGCGGGTCTACCCTTCTGGGTGGCGAAGCGATTGAAACGGACTCAAACGGCCCGATTGCAGGCCGCGAGGTCGTAGGGCAGGTTAAAGCTTTCCAAGACGTAACTCCTACGGGACTTGGTGAGCGGCACAGCAATCGCTTGGTGTTCTGCGTAGCTGCGCGCTACACGGGAACTGCGAATCTGACAAGCGCAGACGCTGGCTCGCTGTTCGTGTTTGACAACACGGCATCTACCGGCGACTTGCTTGCAAGCTTCAAGGACAAGGCTACGGCTACTAACGCCAAGGCTGGAGTTGCGGTTGGAGTTCTTGACGAATACATCGGCGGCAACGTCGTTGTTCGGCCAAACGACATTGTTTGGCTGGTTGTCAAGGGGCCAACGACTGTCAACCAGACGGGCTCTTCAATCACCAAGGGCAAAGGCATCTCGCCTTCGGCCACAGCCGGTGCGGTTGCTTCGGCTTCCACTACTGCCGGTGATCTTGTCTGCGGCCAGAAGCTGGCTGAAACCAGCGCCGCTGCCGCAGGAGTTCGCGTCAACATGCACAGCGATGCGATCTAAATTGTTTCATCCTTGAAACGGGCAACAGCCTGCGGCTTAAAACCCGTGGGCTGTTGCTTTTTTATGGCTACTAAAAACAAAACATGCTCGATCTGCGGCCTGTCTCTACCAGAGGACAAGCAGCACTATCGGCACAGAGTACAGAACGGCAAGGCTTATTTCAGCGCCAACTGCCGCAAGTGCATCGCAAAGCAGAAGGCCGCGAGCAATCTGCGCAAGAAAGACCGCAGGGAAGCGGCCCTCGCCAAAGTTGAAAACGAAGGCGTCAAGCAGTTTATGAGTGCTATCGGTCGGGGCGGGTCAAATATCCCGCACTCAGCCGAACTCATAGAACAAGTTATGAACTACTTCGGGGGGGTCGGCGGCTTCAGCGCCGTCATCGTAAAGCAGTATTGGGACGCCGAGCCGGGGGGCTCTCAAAGAAGCAAGCTTATCGAGACCATGTGCAGACTGGTTTCCAAAAACGTCGAACAGGGTGGAGCTAAGAAGCCACTAACCCTGTGGACTGAGGACGAGCTGGAAGAAGAACTAAATGCCCGCATACAAAGCGCGTTTACTAGCGTGCAGGGAGAGATAGATAATGGCGAAGAAGAAAGCGGCCAAAAAGCCAGCGGCAAAACGTCACCCGCGAATAAAGCCACCGGCAAAGATACCGAAGGTGCCGGTGATCTCGGAGTTCCAAAAAGACGAAATAAGGCAGCTCCAAAGCGAGATTCGCGACAGGCGTCTTGAGGCGCTTCGGCTGTATCGCCCAAACCCGAACCAAGAAAAAATCCATTCTTCTACCGCAAGCGAGAAGCTTGTGATCGGCGGCAATAGGTCGGGGAAAAGTCTATGCACCTTCGTGGAAGATGCTAGGGCCGTGACAGGACAAGACCCGCATGGCAAGTATCCGAAAGAGAATGGAATCCTTGTTATTGTGGCGAAGGACTGGAAGCATATTGGGCTTGTGGTTGTTCCGTATTTGTTTAGAGCGGGTGCTTTTCGGATCATCAAGGACGAGAAGACGAAGGAATGGCGGGCGTACAACCCGGCGACAGACGAACACAGGCGAGGGGAAACAAAGCCAGCGCCACCGTTAATACCGCCACGGATGATAAAGAAGCAGTCATGGGTACTCAAAAGCTCAAACTTTATGTCATCTTGTGTGCTGACAAACGGTTGGGAGATTCACTTCTTTAGCTCAGAGGGCGAGCCGGTACAGGGCTTCCAATGTAACATTTGCCACATTGACGAGGATATTAACAACGAGCAGTGGGTGCCTGAAATGCAGGCGCGTCTTGTTGACCGCAAGGGAACGCTAATGTGGAGCGCTATGCCGCACTCCACGAATAATGCGCTGCTCGGACTGAAAGAGCGGGCAGACGCAAGCGAGGAGCAGCTTGGGGAGAAGTCTGAAATACGCCAGTTCAAGCTGCGCTTTCTCGACAACCCGTTTCTAGACTCTGAGGAAAAGCGCAAAAGCATTGAGAGGTGGTCGGCAAACGGCGAGGATGTGCTGCGCATGCGCAGCGAAGGCGACTTCATAACAGACAGCATCCTCGTGTACCCAACTTTCGACATGCGCATTCACGGCATGGAAAGGGACGAACTTCCAGACGGAGGGATCGTTCCAGAAACTTGGACGCGGTATTGTGCTATTGACCCGGGCCACGCAGTAACAGCAGTCCTGTTCATGGCCGTCCCTCCAGACGAATCTTTCTGGCTTTGCTACGACCAGCTTTATTTACGGCAATGCAACGCAACGATGTTTGGGGAAGCCTTCGCCAAGAAGGTCGGCAGCGCTCATTTTCATTCCTTCATAATCGACGCACACGGCGGCAGATTGCGAGACATCGGCTCCGGTCGATTGCCTTCGGAGCAATACACCGAACAGTTAGTAAAGCACGGCATTAGGTCGCAGGTCACAGGCTCCTCGTTTCTGGCAGGATGCGATGACATCATGGCTCGGTGCGAAAGTACCAGAACTGCGCTGCACATTAGGCCGAACGGGACGCCCCAGATTCGAGTGCTGAGAAACGCCTGCCCAGACCTCGAAAGAGAACTCAAGCGTTATAGGAAGCTGGTCAATCATGTGGCTGGAGTCGCGATAGTCACTGACAAGCCGAACACTAAGGGAGAGTGCCACATATCCCAATGCCTTGAGTATCTCGCCGCATATCGCCCCAGTTACCACAAGCCTCCCGCACGGTATCAAGAAAAAGAGCCTTGGTGGGTTCAGTGGCAAAAAGACCGGAAAAAGCGGCTGACAGACCAGCACGGGTCGTTCGTATATTTAGGGCCACAAGGAGACAGGAATGGCCGCAACTAGCACAAAATCGTGGACTATGCCCCGCCCTAACGTCGGGGACGTTGTCTTGTTTAGCAAAGATTACCGGAGCTTTTCCAATCCAACTGTCGGATGGGTAATGCAGGAACCCGGGCAC